TGCCATTTCTGGAGACCATTGAGCTCTTAATTTTCTTTCAGTTACAGAAACTGTTACTGACATAAGGTCAAACGATACCTCACCAATTCTATCTTCAAATTCTAAGTTTTTGTAGATTCTGTAAGTAGATGTAAACGCGTTATTAGTTGCAGTTGATGAAGAGAATGTTGAACCTGTGTAACCGTCCATAGAACCACCACAAGTGATACATACTGGTACTTGTAAATCAACTTCTAAGTAGATAACACCCGCAGCATCACACAAGTTGTCATATTGACCACCATCAGTTTTACTGTTAGGGAATACTAACGTAGAATTGTTGTTACCATATTGTACAATACCTTTACCATATCTTTGAGTTACAACTCTGAATAAATAAGGGTTTGCAGTGTTTGCTGAAGTATAAACGTTTCCAGCAGCTCCGTAGATTGTCAAATCAGATAAGAAAGCTTCGTTATCCATTGGTTGACCATCAGGACCGATTAATTTACCTGCTCCATCAGATGCGAAACCTGACATAGCGATTAATACTTTTCTGTAATCAGATTCAGTATAAGCCGAACCAACTAATTGGTCAGCATCCCAAGCTACAGTAGCAACGCTAGCTGTAATTGCAGAATATTGTCCTTTAGAATAGTCAAATAAACCTGGTGGGTCTAATGCTGGTTCGTTACCTTCGTAGAATCTATCGTAAAGGTCTTTAGTGTTGTTGTAGTCGTAACCACTGTTAGGTGTTTGGTCAGCAGCCGCGTTTGGTGAACCATACGGTGCGTAGTGGATACCTGTTGTTGATGTTTCAGTTTCATAAGACTGAATGTTAGGTACGAAGTAGAATAATTTACCGATTGGTAAGTTCATTGCTTGTACTGAAACGATATCGTTTGCTAATAATTTAGAGAATACACGTCTAACGATTGGGAAAACCACTGTTTCGAATGCACCTGTGTCAGATGTAGATGATGCTTCGTTAATTAAGAACGATGCTTGGTTTTCGTATAATTGTGCTACGTTTTCTCTCATGTGACCTTTAAGACCCTCTAAGAATCCTAATTTGTCCCATTTGTTGATTGTGTCTTCTTTAATAACTTTAAGGTGTTTTAACCCGATGTTACCAACAAGACCTGATTCTAATAATGCTCCCATTTTAGTATTTGTTTTGTTTTAGATTTATTTTTATTATTACCCCAACTTACTAATCAAATCCTTCATTCTTAATAGTTGTGGATTCTCATAGGTTTTAGTTTCAATTAGAGTAGTTGATGAACCTGTAGATACTGATTTATTTAATTTAGCGCCTACTGATTCGTTGATTGATTTTGTGTCTACCTTAGCTAACTCATCTTTGATTGACTTATAAAGATTTTTAGATTCTTTTAAAGTCTCAACATCGTCAAATCTTCTAAGGATATTTATTTTTTCTTTTTTAGTAGTTGAATGTTCAGTGAACAATCTAGTTGCGTAAGCCAAGTTTGAATTGAATATAGCAACTTCATTAAGTTTTTCTCTGAAAACATTTAATGCCTTTCTATACTCATCATTCTTTTGTCTCAACATACTAACTTCTTCTTGAGTAGATTCAGTTTTAACACCATTTTTACCATAAGTATAGTTTCTGTTTGGAGTGATGCCTTTTCTTAATCCTCTACCTTCTTTAGAACCCATTCCGTAAGTTCTTGCAGCTTCCTTAGTTTCTTCTTTCTCGAAAGCCTTTCTTTTAAGAGTGTCTCCTTTTTTAGTTGTGTAATCTTCTTTACCTTTCATTGTTTTGGACTTATCACCTTTATTCATTCCGTAATCGCCCTCTTTGGTTTCAGATTTAACAACTTTGGATTTACCTTCCATGTTTGCACCTTTCTTGTATTCGAATTTAGCTTTTCCAGTTCCCATTGTTCTAGGACCTTGTTTTTTGTCTTCTTTAAATCCTCCTGCAGCTTTGTCTTTGTAAGAGAATTTAGGACCTTTACCAATTCCAACACCTTTAGGTTTGTAGGTTTCATTAGTCATGTCTTCCATGTCTTCGTCATCCATGTCTTCTTCTTCCATGTCTTCGTCATCCATGTCTTCTTCGTCCATTTCGATTTCGTAAACAACTTCGTCCATATCTTCTTCGTCCATTTCGATTTCGTAAACAACTTCGTCCATGTCTTCTTCCTCTTCGTCGATACCTGACATATCACCACTAAAAATAGCGTCGATAACATCATTAGTCGTTTCATCGTCTTCTTCCATCATGTCGTCGTATTCTTCCATCATGTCGTCATCTTCTTCTTCCATCATGTCTTCCTCAGATTCTCCAAGTTTTACAAGATATTCAACATCAGCATCACTATCAGTTAAATGAACATCATCACCGTCTTTTTTTACGATAATACCATCATTTTCCCCCATAGCTTTGAATACTTTTAGAATTTCTTCATCAGAAGCGTTGGTTAAGTCAATTGGCATTTCATCAGAATCCATTTCCATGTCAAAATCCATTTCCATGTCATCATCCGAACCAAAATCCATATCCGTCTCTACGTCATCGTTATCAGCGGACATTTCCATGTCAGCATCTAAATTAACCTCATCTTCCTCATCTTGTTCAGAAAGAGATTCCTTTACTAATTGATTGATTTCTTCCTTCATTGTAGAAGCAAGTATTCCTTTTGCATTTTCGGCTATAGCTTCTTCAACTTGTTTCATTTGAATAAGGGCCTCTTGAACTAATTTGTTTTCACTCATATCGGAAATATATTTATTTTAACTAATAAATATTACCAAAAAATTAAAAATCCCTTTTATTGATTGGGAAATATTATTTTTTTGAATCTTTATAGGTTTATTTATTTAATAAATATCACCAAGCATAAAAAAAGTGGTCAAAATAGACCACTTTAATTTAATTGGTTTAAATAAACCAATTTATTTTTTTGTTTTAGATTAATCAATAACTTCATCAATCTTACTTTCAGATACCGATGTGATTCTCCATTCATGAGTAAATCCTTGATATTTCTCAGTTACCTTTGCTTCCACATCTGTAACAGAGTATCCTTTTACAAGTTTTTCCTCTCTGATTTTTTTAATCTTACCACTATTCTCATCTGGTAAATCATACTGAACTTTTGCTACAAAAAATTTTTCTTCCATATTTTAATTTTATTTTCCCAAATAATCGGTTAATTTTCTCATTAAGTCAACCCCTTTCGATTGAAATTCTGAATTTTCAGGTGATTTATATTTTTTTTCTTCCTCTAAATTCTCTTCATACCTTTCTCTATCTTCAGGTTTAGTGAATAAATACGCTCCCGGTGTTGATGGAGACGATACTAAGTCAAAACAAATTAATTCAAAATCATCTTGAACTTCATTTCTTTCTCCAACCTTTTTTAAAGAACCTACACCTCTTGAAGATACCCCCATAGTTACACCTTGTCTCATAAGATTTGCCGCTTGGTCTCCCTTAGTCGATACAATACCTCTTTCGTGAAATCCTGGTGATGTTAATAACTTAAGTTTTCCCATTAGGATATTCTTGTCCCACCATATATCTGTGATAATGTGTGATACTCTATCTAAATCAATAAGAGATGACTCAGGGTGATTAAGTTCTGAAGTTGATAATCCTTTAGCGATTGCTTTCTTATAGTTGTCAGCTTCTCTTTTTAATATTCTTTCAGGATAGAATCTTCCGTTTCTATTTGGAGTATCGTATTTCTGTAAAACCGCATAAAATTCAAATGGATTTCTATAATCTAAATTTGAGGCTTCTTTTAATATATCCGCATTACGTATGTCTTTTGGAGATACCCAACCGGCATCCATTTCGATTAAAATACCATGACCAATTTCATTCGCTTCTAAAATTCTTAATTGTTTCATTGATTGTTTTTAAGATAAATATATCGAAATGTAATCTTTATTTACTTTTTGATATAGAAAACGTAAAGAATTTATTTTCAATTACATTATCTTTAACAATATTTTTTATTATTTTTTTAACAGACTCTTTTAATTCCGGACATTTAAAGTCCAATTCCTTTGCGGTATAAAGATTAACCTCTAAATTAAAAAATGATTTTTTACCTTTAGATAATCCACTCGACCTTAAATCTAAATCAACAATACTTTGTTCTTTAAACAAATTAGTATCGATTGAATTAAACACGGAATGTTTTATTTCTTTATTTAAATCCCCTACCACTCGGTTCCAATTATCGTGTTCAAATTTTGGGGAAACCCACGACTGAATGTTAATGTATAATGATTTTAAATTTTTAGAATCCACTGTCCCATATACTGATTTTATTGGACTGAATAAATTCAATTTCACACTTTTACCTTTTTTCATTAATCATAATTCTTGCTTATGTTTATTTTTTTTATAAAAGTAACAAAAATATTGTGTGTTGTCAAAATTTTTTCACTAAATTGCGATATTTGTTATATATGATTATTGTAGAAATTAATAATAATGAGATTGAGAAAGCATTAAAGACTTTCAAATACAAGGTAAATAAAACTAAACAGAATAAAATTCTTTTAGAAAAAAAAGAATTTGTTAAAAAATCTATTGGTAGGAGAACTCAAATATTAAAGGCTTCCTATACTCAAAAAATTAAAAATTCCTTAGATTGACTCTTCTAAGTTTTTTAACTTAAGAAAATTTAATTGGTCAAACTTTTCAGTTTTTAATTTATCAATAGTTTCTGACAATTTTGTTTTTAATTCAAACTCCTGCTCTTTTTCTAACATCAAGTTAAGTTTCGTGATTGCACTTTCGCGAATTGTTTCAAACTTATTCTCAAGAGTTTCTGTGTCTTCAGAAATCAATTGAATAAATTCTTTTCTTGAAGATTCATCCAAAGTATCGATATATTTTTGTAATGTTTGATTTGCAATACTTACCATTGATTTTAGTGGTAAGTTAACAGATTCTTTTATTGGTGTTTCATTAGACGTTAAAACATTAGTGATATTCTTTTTTGAATTTACCCTTTCCAATAAATTTAATTTGTTTGAATATACAAGAGAATCAATATCAGAATATTTGTTTTCAATATTTTCCGATAAAGTTTTTGGCAACTTAATATTTGGTAATATTTGTTGAATTAAATTAACACCTTCTTCTAAAAAATCTTTGGCGTCGGATTCATTTAAACCCTGTGGCGTACTTAATTGGTCGTATAATGAATACAACTTTGCCATGTGTTTATTATTCAAAACATTGTGTTTGAATTCTTTTAAAGATTTTTTGAATTCCTTTTCACTCTTGTAGGATTCAATAAGATTTTTCTCTATTAAAGATTTAATTTGTCCGAAAGTCATTATACTGTGTTTTCAATATAAATATTATGAATTTAGTAACTTATCCAATTCTTTTGAAATTTCTCCTAAAGATTCTTGTGCTTGGCCTAAATCGAGTATTTTTGACCCCTCTAAAAGATTACTTTCTATTAATAAGTTCATGTTTTTTTGTTTGGATTCAGGAGTGATTTCTGTTCCACCTCCTGCTTCAGGTGCTTCTCCACCCGCTGGAGGTAATGGTGCTTCTCCACCCGATGGAGGTAATGGAGACTCTCCTCCAAATCCTCCTCCTAAAGTATCGTCTGTTCCTTCAGGTGGTGTTTGTCCCGGAGCCGCAGGTTTTCCGGAATTTCCGTATAACTTATCAATATTATCAAAAATACCTGTTTTAGAGATAACTGTAGGGGTTGCTTTAAGTTCTTCACCAACAGCTCTTTCAATTCTTTGTTGTTGTAAATCCAATCTAATTTCTTCATCAGACCATCCAAAGATGTGTTTTTTAGCCCATGTTGATGATGTAGGTTGGATACCATTTCCTGGGTCTGAAACCAAGTCTTTGTATAATAAAACCTTTTCTTTCCAAACATCAATTTTTAATAAATCTGCCTGTGTAGATGGGTTAGATAATCCTAATGTAAAGTTCTGTAATTCATCTTCAAATCCTAATAGAAATAAGTGAACGATTGCAATTT